CGTTCTCATAAACGTTCATCAAAACAGATTCTTTTGGAATAATCTGCAAGCATTTTACAATGTCTTCACAAACTTTCTTGTAAAGAATCATAGAAGCATTTGTAATATCGTAGATAGCGTTATTACCAGCAGCCATAGCCTGTTCTCTAACACCTACAAGTGAATCTGCTTTTGGTGTAGTCCCATCCATCACCTCGTTGATTCCTGTAGCATCACGGATCATTCTTAGGTAATGGTTATACAAACCAATTAACTCATTAATATTTCTTATAGAGTTTCCAATTTCTCGAACTGGAGGATTCTGGAAGCCGCCATCAGGGTTTTTAGATCTATAATAGAATACACCTGTCTGCTCGTATATGTCATGAAGCTCAAGCGGCTGTAGCTCACCACCTTTACCTAGCTGTACATTTTCTAACCCCTCAATGTCAATGATCAAACCATCTGGCTTCGCCTTAGCAATAGCTTGTTGAATTTTCAGGTGTGTAATTTGAAGCATATCTGCAAAACCAACACAACTATCTACCATTGATTTAGTGTTGTTGTTCAACACATTGGTAGCTACAACAGAGTAAGAAAGCTTAGCCTTACTAATATCGTGTATGTTTTTTGGCACGTTAGCCTTCAATCCATAGTCAATGACGAAGTCTGTGCCTAGAATATATTTTCCAGAATACACTGTAGTAACCTCCATCTTATGTGGCTTTCTTTCAAACACACTTCCGGTTCTTTCCTTGTAAGTATATCCTTCAAAGTAAAAACCTACATTTCCATGCCTATTCTCTCTTTCTTCGAAATGAAGACAATCAACAGAAAGAAACTCAAAATCCATAAGATTAACCATGTACTCATTAAGGTCTTGGTTTTTAAGAGAAGGTATAGAGTCATGAGAGTATCTGTCGTTACTCCCTTTTTTGGTAGCTGTTTTAAGAATTTGTTTCATCTCCTCATCAGAGAAATTATTTCCGGCAATTCTTTTTAGCTCTTGTACTGGAATCTGTTTGATGTGTCCTGCGTAAACAAGATCTCCAAAGCTAGGGTCTTCTGTCTTGCTATGCACAAACATTGCAGGGTCTACATACTCTGGAGTAATACCGTAATTAGGGTCATTAGATCTTTTAACAACCGCCATCCCTAAAGCAGCAATGTCATTAACGCATCTTCGGAATATGTCATCGTTAAAGTTAGACCAAGTAAGAGTCATCTCTGTTCCAATCTGAGCAGCTATCTCTGCGTCAGTTTTTGTATTGGTATCTAGAAATATCTCTGCCTCCTCTAAAGAATCCGGTAATTTCTCTGGATCATCACCAAGAGTAAAACCGCCAGTAGTTTTCTTTAGCTCAACTAAAGCTTCTTTAGCTTGTATTTGATTTGCTAGTCTTTTCTTTTTTTTATCTTTTTCAGAGCTAGATAAAGGATCAACAGCCTCTAAATTAGGATAGGGTTTTCTAGATAGAATTTTATTTACAACAATCTTAACGAACTTAGGCAGAATAGGAACAGGAGTGTAATCCATGTTCATCAATGAGCCTTCTCCTTTATTTGGATCGTTGGAGTTTAGTAATTGCTTGTAAATTGTAGTGTCTTGAGTTCCGTTTGCGTATCTTCTATTTCTGTCAAAAACATTATTTCGACTTCCATATAATGAGCTTTTGTCGTTGAGTTTGCCCCATTGGGTCTCAATAGCTTTCGCGTACCTAAGTCCATAACTTTTACTGAGCTTCTCTTCTTGCGGTGCTAATGGATCTGGGAAGCTAGTCTTTTTCTGGCTGTTGCTGTTGTACATTAAGAAGTGTTTTCTAGATTACAAATATAATAAATCATCCACGCACCTTATAACGCCTAAAAAACGTTTTTTCGTCGAACTTAGAATCTTTCTTTTTCTGCTTAATTTTCTGCGCTGCAAGCAGGGCTAAACCTGAACTTATGGTAAGGTCAAACTTTGTACGGTCGTTTATTTTGAACCCAATCCAATCTTCAAGTGTTTTATTAAAATACATGTTACCGGCTTCTCCTGTCTCTCTATTTAAACCAACATTATCATGCACGTAAGCCTCTATCGCATGTGCATGAGCTTGTATTACATCCTGAGAGTTAGACGGGATACCTTTTGTTTTTACGTTTACTTTTGCATTTGCACTCATTAGGTGCTTAGGTCTATCCATTAGATAACCATCATACCCTCTCTGCTCAAAGTACCTTGCTATCCCATACTTGTTATTCTCTATTAATATAGGGTATCCGTAGAATACAGCAGACATGAGAACGTCTTCATAAAATATCTTTGCAAGAGGTGGTCTGGAAGCGTACTCCACAACGAACATGTTAGATGGATGCTCCATGTTAAACTTATTGTACAAGTGTAGCGCACCCTTAGAACCCCTGCCATCTACAGTAGAGTCAAGGTCATAACTATCCACACCGCCACAACCCATGTGAGTATGTGGTGCTATTCTTTTTCCTCTCTCTACTTTCTTTTGGTTTCGCAGTTCCGGAGGCGGCATCCACGCTACTCTAAACCTTCCGCTTGAATCTGGAGAAAACACAACCTCAGTATCTTTCTCTCCGTTCTTCCATACGAAGTTACCTGCAACAACAGGATTGGGAAACAAGCTATCATTATGATTAACCTGTTCATATATCTTACCTACATTAAACAGGCTCCCATCAATACTATCTCTAAAGGCTTCATCTTCACTAAAGGCAAACTGACGTATAACCTCGTTTAGCTCTGATGCATCATGAACTAAAGCTTCTCTTTCATTCTTTAAGTATGTTTTAGATCCTTGAGTAATAATATCAAAGTCCAACCCATCAATAGGCTGCTCTGGATCATCAATAATAGAGTTACCATACTTATCAAAGAATCCTTCTAGCGCATCATACGCTGGAATGAAAAGCCTATACAGTCCAGATCTAGTCCTCCCATTCTGATTCCTCTCCATCGGATTCGAATCTTCCCAGATATTCTTGTACTCTTTTCCTCCCTTGTCCATTGGATTCACGGTACTTCCTACTAGAGCCTTTCCTACTATTTTTCTTCCTACTATTAAGCATGTCCTCTGAATCCTCCATGCTTCTCTTATGTCTGCGGGTCTTTCCCATTTTCCTGCTTCGTCTAAATAAAGTAAATGAAGTTTTTCACCATCGTATGCGTTATTGGTAGTGTTCTTCCAATTAACCACAGTGTTGAGTGCGTCACCTACTTGTGATGTTTTATTTTTCTTAGTGATTCTTTTAGACGGCTCTCTGAATGCCAGCTCCATTCTTGGATTGGTAGTACCGTCTTGTATAGGTTTAAAAAAGAAAGGGTAGCTCCTAAACATAGCCACCAGTTTTTTCATGAAAATATTTTCCTGAGCATCCTTACCAGTTTTTGATTGAATACCAAGAAGTTTGTCTTTAACTTGCGTTGATTCGTCAAGTAATACTGAAGAGCAAATGTTAGTGTAACCGCTACGGCGACACTTAGTATATAGTTGACCGACACATCTAGGATCGGCTTCACATGCAGCCATGTGTAAAAATATATCCCTCTGAAAAGAGAGGTAGTTAGGGTACCCGACATCAAACTTAGTCCATTGTAAAGTCATGTAATGCCTACCCGTTATATAGGTAGGCTCACCGTCATTATAAAACCAAAACCCTTCTTTTCTTCTTCGAAACTCCTCCTCAATATAAGGCTGGAACTTCTGCCTGAACTCTTTAGGCATCTCAGCCCAATCATCCATACTTTTTATTCTGCGAAGTTCTTCAGGGAGTTTTTCTCTTTCCCAAACCTGAACTTTTTTATTGTTGCCGAATATAGCTTTTTTATTAGGCTGCTTTGGAAGCATAATAACCAAACCGCCTAACTCTACTATATCCCCCTCACTTTCATTGGGGCATATCTTTATAACTAGGTCTTCGTAATCTTCTATATTCTTAAGGCTCATTAGAGCTTAGGGCATTTAATGGCTGATGGTCTTGGGGTTTTCATGCAGTCGCAATCTATGTCTCCCGTACCGGGGAACTTGACAGAATTAAACGAACGGGGAGTGGAACAGCTAGTCATAACAATAGCTGTTAGGATAATTAAAATGTATTTCATATTAAATTAGTATGTAGCGTTCAGCACTGCTAACGCTGATTGAATTTCTTTTTGATCTCCTCTTTCTTGAACATCCTCAATATACTTCTTAAGGATTCTTAGATTTGTACTAGTTGTTTCTGGATTTTCAGTAAGCATCTCTAACTTAGACAAAGCCGTAGGCAAAGTATCGCTTTGAAGAGGAACACCTCTTTTATTTGCAGAACCCATTGCTGATTTAAAAACAGCTTCATACTCTCTTGGGTCACTCATCATAAAGTTAGCAGCATCAATGCCAGAATCCATTTTATCGGGCGTGTCGTCTTTTCTTGTAGGATCGTAGTCTTTTCTTGACTGGCGAAACGCCTTTCTTAATACAGGATCTTGCGCCATATCAATGCCAAGCATATCTGCTAAACCTCTTTGAGCCGCATGACGCTCTTCATGCTCTTTAACATCTTCTTGCGGAGTGTCTTTTGCCGGATCAACATATATTTTTCTACCTATAGGATCAAAAATGCCAGCAGACCGATACCCCACTTCTTCCATCTGTCTCTGCTGAATTTCATCTGTAAGAGGAAGGTATTCAGTCTTAGCTAGTCTTCGGTCAGATCTTTTCTTTACCCTTTTAATCTGTCTAGCTCTCTTTTTTGGCTTCATGCTTCAAAGATATAAAATCATTTGCTAAAATTATTCTTTTCACGAAAATGTCTTCTTCTATGACAGTTGGCGCATCTAACTTCGCACTTACGCATTTCTTTCTTTAATGAGGTTATTGA